GCTTGTTAGCCCACGTCTAGACCTTGACAGCGGTAAGAGGTGCATTCAAGCTCCTCCACTGCGATCATATAGATCGCGTCCGACCCCCTAAAAGGGTCGGGCTCTCCGAAGCTTCATGTAGACGGCTTCGGGACGTCCAGCACGCACTAGATGCTGCCGGTCAGCGAAAGGTTCGTCGCTAACCTTTGACAACACCTTTTGCAGGGCACCGACTCCCGAGATTTCACTCTTCGGGATTCGGTTGCTGACTACCCAGCCCTTGACTAAGGGGCTGTGTAGCGTTGGGTGGGTCCATTCGGATTGGTATCCGAGAAAACTCCACCTACCCAGCAGTCGAGATCTAGAGAGCGCCTCCTCCTCAGGAGATGCTTCTTGCACTTCGACGACAGGAAAATGCCCTTTTAACAAAGGCACAATCTGATCGTCTAGGTGCGACGCCGTTCGCCACAATCCGGCCGCGTAAAAGCGGTTCCGAAGGGCGACGAACGACTCGATCTCAGGCACGTGCTTCCGCGAGGTCGGAAAGGATAGTCTCCCGTCTGATCGACGAACGACCTTCCTGACTTTCACGACAGAAACGTCGTGACCGTCATAGTACTCCCGACCACAACTCTCTCTGAACTTACCAGTCCAGAAAGACTTGTTCTTGTTCACTTTCAGCCCGAAGGCTTCGAGTGTCCAAGCCACGGAAGGTGCTAGCTCCGCGGGGACAATGATGTCGTCCCCGTAGACGCGCACCCGGCCAAGGAACTCAGAGATAATCTGGTCCCTGGTTAACCGGAATCCTTGCTCGTACTCAACCGCGAGGAAAACCAATGTGAGAAAACACATTGCCTCGATCGGGAAAGTAAGAGCGGAGCCCATGGACGCGTACTTGGACAGAGGGAGAACCCCGAATCCTTGTACGTCCGCTCGGAGAGACCTAGTCACTTCGATAGCCTCTTTGACAAGAGGCCAGCGGTACACCAGGTTCTGCACGAGCAGATGCGAAACACGGTCTGAGGCTTCACTAAGATCTAGTGTAGCCAAGCTCCCAGTCAAGGAGCCTTCACAGGCCATCACCCTGTTGGGGTTCTGGTCTGCGAAGCCCACCAACGCACCGGCGAGGATGTTTTCATCCTTTTCGATGAGTCGGACAAGCATTCCGCTCACGGCTTGCTGCATGTATTGCATAGCAGTAGGTTCGATCGCGATAATGCGGGGTGATTTCGCAGTCTTGGGAACGGCAACGACCCGAACGGGTCGTTCCTCCCAGAGCTCCAGCAATGTCACGTCACGGTAGCGGTCTTCTATATACCGCTCGTTCGGAACAAGATACTCCCCATAAGGGAACACCTCTTCCAGACGCTTGGGCCACTCACGCAGATCATACTTCTCGTTTCCGAGAAGACGATCTGCAGTAGCGCCAGGACCGTGCTTGGGACGGAGGGCCAATGAAGACCCAGCGGCGTACAAAGGTACACCGCATTGTTCCTTCCACAAGATTTCTCCCATGGATGAGAACACTCCGTTCCAAAGGAGGTTGCTCATGCGACGGAAGTCGCGAAGCAAATCTCCGTCCGCCGCAAGGCGCTCGGAGACCTCCCGGACATCAGCTTCAACTTCAACAAAGCCGCGCATCGCGGCTGCCTCCCGCTTTTCAGTGGTAGGCAACTCCAGTTTGCTATACAGTAGCGTAAGCTGCCGTACAGCCTGGATGGAATCGATGCTAGGCTCTGGAAGAAGAATTCCAGTGCCGCGATCAAAAATCAAGTCCAGGAAACCACCCAGAAATATGGGGGTTCCACCCTTCCTCCGGAAACCGGAGAAAGAGGTTGTGGGGACCTGCCCGTCTGCGAGGCTTCGTTCGAAGTCCTTGCAGAACTGAGGTAGGCTGATGGTCATGAAAGACCATCCTTGACTCTTGATCCGACTGCTGACAGCACTAACGTCAGCAGCGGTGCTCACACCACACTGGTCGCCGAGTTCTTCGGCAACCGTTGTCCAGAGCATCATCAGGCTTTTCACTCACGGCCTCCTTAATAGAGGTTCATGGGATCCATAGCCTTGTTCGCCAGCCTAACCGAAAGGAAAGGCTGACCACCTTGGACATCTAGGCTTCACAGCCTGGACGTTCCACAGCGTGCTGTAGTCTTGAAAGACGTCCCAAAGACCTAACCCTAAGATGAACCCGAAAAGGGCCATCGCAAGGAAGATCGGTAAGACGTCAAGGACTAACTGCACGAGACCACGCCAGGTTGAGAGCTTGTCAGCTCTCACCCGCAATGACCTTCGTGAGGTTGGCGTCAGTGATCCAATCCCTCATCCCCTTCGCAAGAAGGAGAATTTCGGCATTGGTGAACTGGCCCCCATTCGGTTCGTCGATGACGACCGTGATGGAAGCACCCGCAAGACGCGAGTTGCCGGCGACGAACGGGTCAGCTGCGATCTTATTCTGATCGAGCTTGGCTGCATGACGCAGCCGTCCGTTCTTCGTCTCCTGGTGTGACACCTTCAGTACCAGAGTACCGTCGTCCTTGGTATAGGACGCGGACTGGCCGTCCGTCTCCGTTCGCGGAAGCGAATTGGCGACGGCGTTGATGGTGACCGACTGTGGGTCTGTGAACAAGGCAATGCTCCTGTATCTTGGAGCATGAGGTAGGTTACCCCATACTCAGGGAAGACCGCCAACTGGTTGCTAGCGGCTCGAGAAGCAGATCATACACTTCTCGACCCGGGTCGATTCACATCGAGCCTGGGTTGCTGCCCTTGGTAAGACCAAGTGCAGCTAGGATCGCAAGCTGATGACCCGTTAGGGCCTCGCCATTGAATCCCAAGTGGAAAGGATTGACTCTACGGCGCTTTTTGACATCCGTTGTAACGGTTGCTTCAAGCAATGTAGACCGACTCTGATTTGTAACAAGAGTCTGGGAGAAGTGCTTAGTGATCGTGGAATGTTCCATGATATAAGCCCATCTCGTCAGGAAGGGGTCCTCGAGGTACAGGGAGATGTTGTCAATAACATCCCCTGTATTGGTAAACCAATCGAGGAGCCAACTCCATGCAGTGAGGTTGTACACGCCGGAGGGAGAGGGTTTCCACCCATAGAGATACTGAGCTCTGTCGAGCCAGCCATCCATTCCCGAAAGGGAACTCTCATCGACGTAGTACATGTAAGCCGCGCTAAACCACCGCTTCCGTTTAACGGTAGTAGTGATGTTGAGCGGACCTACACTGCTCCAGTGATAGGAGTTCGTGCCCATTGGAACAGCATGACTCGGTTGAGCCAGCTGTTCCGTGAACACGTACACCTCTGGATCCATGTCCATCCGTCGTCTTACAAGACGCCCCGAGTCCCTCAAATACTGCTTCCAAAGCTTGTCAGCTTTGTTGACAGTTGCGAGGATACTCTTGACATCGGAGACGGTCGGCGCGATCCCGAATTGATAATTCAGGTATTCGTCGCCGACTTTCTCAGGAAGCTTCCCACCCTTAAGAAAGGATAGGAAGGGAATCGACGGAAGACCGTCGTTCCTGAGTTCTCCTAGGGACGTGAAGACGTCGTTGTGTGGCGCTGTCGGGGCAAGCTTCCCTACAAGGGAAGCACCCAAAGTCGCCAGTTCCTCATCGGTGTCGAGCATTGAGCTCTGACTCGATAGCCAAGGTTCCGAGTTGCTTGCGTAGTCTATAGACCGCACAGGCGCTCCGATCACCATTGGCTCAACTATCCGGACGTCACTTTTCAGTGAACCCCAAGATAGCCATGAAGGAACCAAGGGCCCCCAGAACTTGTAGAGGTAGTCGTTTGAATACGGCCACGCCTTGAGTTCGAACTCCCCAGAATCTTTCAGGGAGACGGAGGTCTTGGTGGATGTAAATTCTCCACCAACTTGCACACCGGAAACATAGCCACGGGTCGCTTCTCCTGCGAGAAGTTTCCTGTAGCCATACCACGGATGCTCTTCATCGACAGTGGTTTCACGGTCGACGAAGACCGCGTACTCGTGATTCTCTGGCTGGTCATAGAACTGAGTTCTTACACCGACCGGAGAAACAGGGTTATTCCTAACCCTCTTGCGAGTTCGCGACATGGTGATTCCCTTCCACTGATTGATGCTAGCGGTCCGACTTTCACGGACTGCACCGATCCACCATGTGTGACCATCCCCCTGTGAAAGGGACAGTTGATGGAACGCTCACGCTTCGGTGGCGCCTAGCATAGGCAACCTGGACAACGAAGAAGAAGAGAAAGGGGAAGACTCCCCTCCTCCGCTGCCAGTATGGTGCAGAAGCACCAGGTGCCCCGAAAGGGGCA